GCATCGATGCCTTCCAGACCTGATCCCACCAAGCTGTAGGAGCGTCGAACTTACAAGCATATCGCTTGCACTCGATCACAAATGGATCAACAACAATGTCACCCAGCTCACCCTCGCGGTACTGATCTAGAACACGCTGGCAATCTACCCCGAGGTCGTCTTTCAGTTTGTTGACAATGTCCCGTTCAAACTGGTGACCCTTGCGTCGAGCAGAGGCACTCAAGACTTATCCCGTGGATCGTTCCCGTTTGCGAACCTGATATAAAACTCTGCTTTCGCAAGGTCTTCAGCATCCGAGTTATGTTTATGCTTGCTACGCCACAAGTACTTGAAGGCTGCAATCTTCGCGTAGATCTGGACCTCTTCGATCCCAAAACAATGGATCATCGCGTCTATACACTCAATCTCTCCAGAGCTGTAGTGCTTTGGACTATTCACATTCTCGTGAATCTGCTCCTTACTAAGCGCGTCTGCTTCCAATCTCTTTACCTCCATCCGGTTCAAAATTATTTCAGGTGACATCTAAAGGTCTCTGACCAAAAACTTTTTCATAGACATCGTGGTACAAATGATTTTCGTAGCCGTATCTCGCCTCGAATCGACGCTTAAAGGGATGTCTGCTAGTGAATCTCTCGTTGTCCTCTCCGCTTCGGTGATGGTGATAACAAAGCGGGATCGTCAAAAGGTGTGAGTATTTTTTTGTTTTGCCAGAGATGTGATGGATCTCGGGTGGGGTTACAACGTCCCACTGTTGCAAGCAAACTATGCAGCCCATCTGTTGGATCGCTTCCATCCAATCCCTTTCTTCTTTGCTAGGGGCATGGCTTTTCATCTGTAAAACTTTCTGATGTGTCGATGAATATGTATGGGAGTGATAGTTCTAGCCGCTTTTTCCTGCTTAACCACATAGCCCTTACGTTTTAGGACCGCAACATGTTCGGCAGCGGCGTTGGGGTTGACCTCTAACCCTTTAGCTATGTCGGAGATCGAGGGGGAATAAGTATTTTCCTCCCAAAATTCACAAATGAAGTCGAAGCATTTTTCCTGCGCTGAAGTGAGCATGTTATTTATCCTCCGAAAAGCACACCTTGATGCCTTCAAATGAAAATCCATTTGTCCTGGCAAACTGCTGCAACGATCTGTGCATATCTGATTCGTTCAGCTCAGGCAGCGACTCAGGATTCGGTATTCCAAAGGTGACTTGCAGCTCCACAGCTAAGCCCTGTAAGCTCGTTTCTCGAGATTGATCGACGCAATCTTGGTCTGCCAAACGCGCACCTCCGCTTCTGCTGCTGTTAAATTGCTTTTAGCACTAGCTAACATGCCCTTGGCTACTCCCCGCTTTACTCGTGCGTGAAACATTTCATCAGTCGCGTCAGCTTTTGTTGTCTGCGCTGCTGTACTTTTGATTCCTTCATTGGTTTGGAATCCCAACATTAGCGTAGCCATCAGTCGCTTTTCGTTTGCCTCCGCTTTCGCTAAAGCTCGTTCAGCTAACTTCACCTGATGACCGCATTCGCGAATGTTTTGTGCGAGTTTTTCTTCTTTGAGGTCCATTAAATTGGAGCGTCCTTTGCTCTAGGTTTTTTTACATAAACGTGCGGTTTGTGATGGTTGGCTTCGAGGTACTGGCAGCTTTGGTTGTGAAAGGTAAACCCTCGAATTCCTTCCCATGATCCATTACGGTTTTTCAGAATGTTTAGATAAACGTCATGAGTCTTCAGGATCTTTTCGTCAGGAACACTGTTAGTAGATTCGCAGTATTCAAGATGCTCTGCTTTTAGTTTGTTTTTCCATAACGAAATGAAGCAATCAGCTAGATCGGTGATTGCTCCTGATCCCTTTACATCAAATTTGTTAGGGGCTTTGCTTTCGTTCTCGCCTTTTCTCGAGTGCGTTGCCAGGAAAATAGTTACTGGATAGCTCTGTTTGAAGTTTACTAACAGCTCCATGAAGTTTTGTTGTTCACGGCTGTCTTCGTGGTTGACCATATTGGTCATCGAGTCAATGACAAATACGTTTATCCCATAACGCTTGTATGCGTAATCGAAACACTCCATCAGCACTTCTGGTTTCGGGGTTATGTTATCGACAAACAACCAGAGGTTTGGCTCAAGCCAGCTCATGGCTTTTTCTTGGTGCTGTTCAGTTGGGTGTTTGTCGCCAGTAACCTGCTGGACCATCCTTCCTAAAGTTTGCTTAGGTCGCATTTCCATTGAAGCAATACAGACTTTGTTGTCTTGAGTCATAGCGTTAATCATGAGCTGGTTCAGCCACATCGATTTTCCATGACCGTTTATTCCAGTGAGTCCGATTAACTCATGAGGTCTAAATCTAATGTCGTTCTCATCGATCTTGTCCCAGCCCGATTTCCAACCACTAGACTCATCAGAAGATTCTGAAAAGTAGCTGGCTACATCTTCATTGAACTCTGAAACACTCCTGAGCTGATCAGGATCTTTCCATTTAGCATCTTCAAATGCTTTCTTCAGAACTTCTCTTGCTTCCTCGTAGCCATAAGCCAAGACAAGGTCGTTGATATCTTTCGTTGGCAGTTTGACTCTGAAGCAGCGGTCTCCCAATCTCCTCATCAGCTCGGCAGCACACTTCTCTCCTGCTTCATCCTGATCTGTGCAAATTGCTATGTCCTCGAACCTCCCCAGATTCTCATACTCATGCTCGATCCAGCTCATGTTAGATGCCCCAGAGGGTAGGCTAAGTGCAGGAAATCCGAGTTGCCGCGCCGCAATCTGATCAAGCTCTCCTTCGGTGATGAAGATTACTCGCTCATGTTTCGGGACGGTGTGCCAGCCATACAAGATAGGCTTTAGATTCTTCTGATTGCATTGCCCAGGTTTCCCGTCGTAATTCATAGCTTTGTGTTTTAGGAAAGTTAGATCCCCATCGACACTGTAGAACTGGAACACCAGATCTGTGCCGTCAGTATTAAGTGACTCAGTGGCGTATATCTTGTGGAACAAACAAAGCTCTCCCACATCCTCGAATCCTCGAGATTCTAGGAAGGCATGAAGTACCTCTGTGTTTACTTGCTCTGGGGGTCGAGGCGGGTTGAACTTTTTTTTCTGCGCTTTTTCAATTTTTTGAGAAACCGTCTTGGACCTGATCCCAGCTTCTTTCGCGCTCCAGCTCATAGCTTCTTGGATGCTGCAACCTTTTCTGGAAATAATCAGGTCAAATAGATCTCCATGATCTCCGCTTTCAAAGTCAGTCCACTGACCGGCTTTGTCCCCATTAAGGATCACTGACAAGGAACGACCATTGTTCCCCTCGAGATCTCCTAGCTTAAAATTTCCGCTCTCTACCTTGCCTTTCGGATATAGGCTTTTGCAGATGTGATACGCATGCGGTTTTAATTCTTCCTTGAGTTGCTTAATTTCCATTTATCTTATTGCCCCTAAATAATCCATGTGATCGTTTTGTTTTTTAAAAGCTTTGACGCTGCCCCAATCAGGGTCTCCTATGGATTGCCATTCCCGATTGATTGCGTTTTTAACTAATCCCTCGAAGTCTCGATGCCCTGCCGCTACGAGTGCATTGAAATGAGCAGTATGTAAATTGATTTGTTTTTGAGTTGGCTTACGGTTTCGGTTTTGCTTGATCTTGTGTTTCCACCAGAGAGTCCACGCTTGTTCCGAAACATGTTCAGGCGGAGAGGAGAAGAGCTCTTCTTCTACAATGTTATTTCTTACTAATGATTCTTCTTTAAGAATGTTACTTCTTACGTCTTCGTTTTTAAGATCTTCAGAATTAAGATCTTTGTTTTTAAGATCTTCAGAATTGCGATCTTGGGGTTCAGCTGAAACGAGCCAATCCCAGATCAACTTTCCTTTGATGCGCGTTGGAGGAATCCTGGTGATGTACCCTGCTCTCTCGAGATCTTGTGTGATCTTCGTAACTCGGTTCGGTGAGATTCCAAAATGCTTGGCGATCTGTGATCCCTGCACTTGCCAATCATCTTTGTGAGAAAGGAGGTAGACTAGGACTCCAAGAGACTCAGGCTTCAGTTCATCACCACGTCGCTTCGTATCGGTTCCGCCTCTCAACAATAGATTCGGAAGGACTGTAAAGTTATCGAGATATTTGTCTTTGGGTCTAAAGATCAATTAGTCGCTCTCCATGCAGCCATTGATTTTAAATCTACAGATTAAAAATAGTCAACTGTAGATGTAATTCTAATACTTAGATTATTTATACACCCTTACTGTATAAAAAAACAGTTGGCATTATTTTGAATATAAATATATTCTCGCGACTTATAGATATATAGAAATATAGATCTGTAGATGCGTAGGGGTGGAGTAGATCCTATAGAAGAATTGCTGGTGACAGTTATTTCCTCTAGCCCAGCAATTTAATACAAACACATGGAGTGTCATTAAAATGGAAAAAAAAGAGAGAGCCAATTGGCTTAACCGCCAATTAGCAAACAAAGGAATCCCAGAATACGGTCGCGCAGCAACGCTTGCAAAACGAATAGATTGTTCGAATGCAGTTTGCCAGGGCTGGCTTCAGGGCTCTTTGCCAAAAGACCTTAAACTTGCGCTGAGTTTTTCTCGAGAATTCGATATAAACCTGAATGAATGGGTGACCGGTCAACCCATGTCAGCAAAAGATCAAGAAAACATGCAAAACTCAGTCTTGGTTGCTCGTCGTTTTGAAAGAGAAATGGGAGAACTAACCGATGACCAGTTCATCATGGTTTCTAAACTCATTTACGAAAACGAGCAAGCTGACAAGGGATCAATCGAACAGACATTGAAAGTTGTAGCATCAATAGTCCAAAACAAGAACGGAACGAACGGAGACTAGAAGGAGCGAGACATGATAGGTGACGACAACGAAGTAAAGGAAGTGTTGTTAAATTGGTTAAAAAGTAAAAAAGATCTTTACAATAATGGCAAGAAAGCACCTGTCTCTGCAAAACATAAATGGCGAGAGACAGATATTATTCCTTGGAAAAATTTACATAACGAATCAGTCGAGGCAGAGTTTTTAGTTCAAGCCTACATCGATTCAGTTTTTAAAGAAGGCTATCGTCCTCCGCTTTTTTGCAAAGGCTACGAAGGTGTGATGACGCAAGACGGAGAAACCGTTAAAACGGAAACCTACTGGCACCCAAATGCGTGGGAGGGGATTGAAGTCGTGAAAGAGGTTTACCGAAGAAAAATTGATCCACAGCCCTACTACGATATGTTTCCTCACACAGAACGTAACGACAAAAAAGAATGGGTAGTTCTGGAGGCTCAGGATAATTCTTTAACCATAGAAGTGAAAACTAAGAAAGATTTCTTCTATATAAAAAGGATTCCACAGGGTCTTGCAAGGGCTTTTAGATCTTTTGCGCGGCAACGCAACAAGCTTTTCCCCGGAGTGCATGTGCTGTTACCAGAATATAACAACAACGTGTATATATTAAAAAAAGATTAATTTGATATTTACTGTTTAATTTCTCATCTACAGAGGGTAAACTCGGTGTGTAAACGGAGATTTTGCACATGGAGAAAGTCACAAGAAAATCGATCTGGGATACCCTCTCCCAGATTTCCCCCGACAAATTTAAGAAAGAAAAGTTTCGCGGCGTAGACTTCGTCAGCTGGATGGATTGCCATCAGGTGATGATGTCGAAGTTCCCAGAGTATGAATGGGAATTTTTAAAAAACGCCGAGGGATCAGATATCCATTATTTCGCGGATGGAACCGCTGAGGTGCAGTGCCGAACAACAGTCGGGGCGCACTCGATAGTCACCTCTCTACCGATACAGTACAAGATGACTGCGATCAAAAATCCAGATGCTTTCAGTATTAACAACGCAAAGCAGCGTTGCAGAGCTAAAGGACTAGCAGAGTTCGGTCTGTTCTGGAATTTGTGGTCGAAACTCGATATTGAAGAGCAGCAAAACGAAGAGCCACCCAAGCAGCAAGAAGACACGGAGGAAGAAGATTTGTTCATGTCCATCGATGAGGTGTGGGAGCAGAACAAAGACGACATGCTGCAAGCAAAAAATAAACCTGAAAGAGAAAGACAGTTTACTCGCTTCAAAAAGCGGGTTCGCGACCTCACGGGAGACTCAATGTCTGACGAAGAGGTTGCTGAGTGGAGAAAGGTTTACGAAGAAGCCATCAAGGAGAACAAGTGATGGCAGCAAAAGTAGCAAAACAAGGATCGGCAGAGTGGAATCGATTACGAGCAGCATCTATTAACTGTTCGGATTCAGCCGCTTGGGAACTTAAACACCCGTACACCAAGCCAAACGACATCATCAGGGCTCAGGTCAGAGCTCTTGACGGAGCCAACAGCGAATTCGTTTCTAACCCAGCTATTAGGCACGGAATCGAAACGGAAGGTGAGGCGTTAGAATTTCTTGCTCAGCACAAGGGTTATGAAATCGTTAAAGCAGGATCAATCGCTCACGAGGAGTATCAGTTTCTGCGCGGATCGCCAGACGGATTGGTCGGGCTTATAGGAGGAGTTGAAGCTAAATGCCCTATGAGCAGGGTTTACAGTGTCTACGATGACGACAAGGTGATGTACCTGTACCAGTGCTATGGGGTCATGGAAGTTTGCGATCTCGATTGGATCGACTTCATTTGCTACATAAGCCCTGATGAATTCCACATTGATCGCGTCGAGCGGCAGGAAGGATGGCTCGAGCAAAAGGTGTCAGCCGAGTACATGCCGCAACCTCGAGCCGGAACAGTTAGAAGAATTGATTTATGGCAAGCGTGGCACAACCAGCTGCACAACGAGTACCAAGATCCAGAGCTCAAACGAAAGCACATTCAGCCGAAACAACCGGATGCAGCGATGATCAAGGAAGATTCTGATCTAGCTGAATTGTCAAAGGCGTGGGCTCGAGTCAGCAAGATTAAGGAGCGGATCTCTGATGACTTGGAAGCGATTAAAACGCTAGAAGAAGTTATTTCTAAAAACAAAAAAAAGGTCGCGGATAGACACGGCGGATCTGTTACGGACGGAGCTGTCCTGGTTGAGGTGATTAAGAAAACGCCACCCGTGGATTATGAAAAGATTTTTGAGCATTTCGGTGGAGAAAAAGCACTGATAGAAAGCGGCAAGACTTTCATGGATTTTCGAAAGACTACGAATACCAGACAGATCTCCATCAAGCAGTACGCAAGTAAATGAGTATGCGTCATGTAAATGTTCGACAAGGACACAGGCGCGAGAGAAGAAATTTTTTAACTAATGGTGGGCAAATGGCATACGAAATGAAACCCAATACGGGAAAAGCTTGGGAAACCTCAAAGGAGGACAAGAAAAAGAACCATGAGCGACTCATGGAGCAAGAGTGGTACGTCAACAAAACCACTGAAGAGAAACGAGAGTTGATCGACAAGTGGACCGGGAACATCAAGGTGCAAACGGATTCCGGCGTAAAGGATATGAAGATTGCCCTGCAAGAAGGCACGAGCTTGAAGGGCAGACCTCAAATGTCGATTCGATTGTGGGAAGCAAAGCCACGACCTGATTCTGATGGATCAGGTGACAGTGACGGAGATATCCCCTTTTGAATTTGCAGAGAGCGGGACTCAAGCTTCGGGAGATAGTGGTCTCGAGGGCTCTCCGCACCCAGCAAGTAGCTTGCTGAGGGGGAAAAGGGGTGATGAAGTGCGGTCCCGCGACAGGAGTATTGGTACTGCTTCTGAATATTAATCGCCAATCACCCCCGCCACTATAAGTTTAAAGGACATTAAATGAGTTTGAGATTTACACGAGCGGTGAACGACAAATGGTACGGAGGATTCTCATTGGATAGTGAGGATCTCGATGGCACCTTTGATCACTGCGTATGGGTCCGCAAAGTAGTGAATAACTATCGTGACAAGAAAGTCATCGTGAACATTGTCACGCAGGAAGGAACGGAGGAGCTCAGCATGGATGTTGGGGAAACCCACAAGCTTTCAGACAACATCGGAATGAAGCTCACCGGAATCCAAGAACATTGGGCGGAGCAGCTCCCCCCGTGCGAAGAGTGCGGCAGAGGAGACACGCAAGCAAAACGAATGGTGCCTCAAGCGCGATTCGGAATCGATGCTCCCAACACTTACACGATTTTACGACATGATATACAGAGGAAAAAATGAGCGATCAACAAGACATGCAAATGCCACATAAGATTACGTTTCAGGGGAAAGAATACGAATTGGATTCCTTGTCGGATGAACAAAAGAACCAAGTGGCAACCGCCATGAAGACTCAAGAGATCTTGTCTTCAGCGCAACAAATTGCAGAAGTATTCGCGAACATGCCAGGAATTATTGGTTTGGCGATTAAAGGCGCGGCAGCACAGGCGGATGAGGTTGTTAAGAGCTTTCCTCCTCCAACATCGTCGGCACCAGCTGCTCCTCCAGTTGTAACGCCGGAGGAATTGCCGGGAGAGAAGCCAGTTGAAGAGATTAAAGAGGAGAAAACACATTGAAGTTGCTCCCCCCCCTTGGAGCAACCAGCTCAGCGGAGACGCGATCTCTCTTGCCTTCCATACTCCCTCGCGATCCGTTCATGACAAGCCTGACCCTCTTGTGAGTGCAGACGGGTCACTAAAAGGATGAAAGTTTAAATGGAATTTGATAAACCGGATGTAACTACAAGGAGATGTTATGAATACATTCAAAGAGGTAGCTCTCGACTATCTTGATCAGCCAACGAAATTCGGCAAGGAGAAATCCCACATTGCCGAGCTTCGGTTAACAGAGATGATCGAAAGCTTTGGTGATAAACCGATACAAGATATCGATGAGTTTCAGGTTAAGGCGTTTTTTAGAACGATCAAGAAAAAGAAATTGGCGAACGCGACCTACAATACATACGTCACCTACTATCACGCAGTCATGAACTATGCGATCGATGAGGTAGGGGTGATTAAAGAGTTCTGCAAAATGAAATCTTTGCCTGAGCGGCAGCGCACCGACTTCCTCGAGCCTGAACAATTCAAGTCACTCTACAATAATCTCGATCCATTACGACAAGACATTGTCATGTTGCTGGTGAATACAGGCTTACGAAAGAGTAACGGTAGTCAGCTGCGAGTTGACCAGGTATCGCCTTGTCGGAATTTTCTGAGGTTCTCGGATCGGTTGACCAAGAATGGCAAGCCACTCGAGGTTCCACTCAACGATAAAGCCAAAGAAGTCATCGAGAAAAGATTGGACCTGATCGAGCAGATGCAAACTAAGTACCCCTACCTAGGGATCATTGAGCATGTCTTCGTTCAGGAGTCAGGCAACGTCAAGCTGAACGGGAAGCCCATTGGGGATCTTTGCAATAAGACTTGGCGTAAAGCCGTAGCAGCTGCTGGGTTACCGAAAGGAACGTGCGTACATCATCTGCGTCACACCTTCGCCAGCTGGCACAAGAGAGCAGGAACCAACGATACCTTGATCGCTAAGATCGGAGGATGGGAATCGATGAAGTCGTTAGAAAGATACGGTCATGTATCGGGACCGGACACTCAGAGAGCTGCTGCAAATCTAGTGGTAGGTTTTTAAGGAGGACAAGACAAAATGCCATGGGACAGAAATGGAGGCGTGAAGTGGGTGACCAAGTCAAGGTGTACGGAGTTGACGGGATACACCTCAAACCAAATACGATCAAAAATTGATCGAGGATTGTGGGTGAAGGGTGTTCACTTTACGGTGGCTGATAACGAACGATTAATTAACATGGAAGAGGTTTATAAATGGGCAGATTCTTACCAAAAAACGTGTACGCCAGAGGCGACGGGAAGGGAGAAAAACTCTACTTCCAGTTCGAGTTTGAAGGAAGAGTTTACAAGGAAAAAACGGATTTTAAACGCAGCGACCTAGAGACAGACTCAGGACGAATCAAAATCAAAAATGCGTTGAAGCAATTTAAACAGCGCAAACAGAACGAAACGTCTGAGGATCGAAGAGCTGAAAGAAAAGAAGAAAGGCAGCGACAGCGAGAAGTGGTCAACGAGCCATTTTACAAAGTTGCTGAACGCTATCTTAATGCGATCAAAAACGGAGACAGGAAGCTAGGCATCGCAAGAGTCAAAAGCGATAGCACTCGAAAAAGTTACGCGAGCAGCCTAGCGAACTTCTGGTCCTATTTGCACGACATCAATATTAGAGAAATTGATGAAGATGATTTGACCTACATCTTCGAGTTGAGAGCGGATCTGGAAAATGCAAACTCATGGTCAAATCATTTCACTCCACTGAAGGGTGTTTTCAAATACGCGATGAAAGCTCGAATGATCATTCAAGATCCCAGTGCGGTTCTGAGCTCAGCGGGTTACGAGATCACGGAGCCTGATCCCTATTCGCTAGAAGAGAAGAATGCGCTGCTGGATTATCTTTCGAGAACTCAATTCGGAAACTTTTTCCGATTAGCGTTTGGGACAGGGATGAGGACAGGCGAGCTGTTGGCAATCAGCTGGGATGATTTTAACGGCAGCTCTTTGTACATTCACAACTCAATGGTGAAAGACAAAGAAACGAACGATACCAAAACCCATAAGCCAAGATTCACCCACTTAGGCGAAGATGAAATAGCTATGTTGAAAAACATGGTTAGACCAATTGGCGGAGGACGCATCTTCAAATATAAGAAGGAGCCGAAACAATTTGTAAACGAGCCTTGGACTCGGACCGACTATCGTCCCTTTGTTGAAGCCCGAGCCTTTGCCACTTCGCTCAACCTAAACAGCGAGGCTCAATGGAGGGAGTTTGCTTCGAGCGGCGAGAAGCCCAATGACATTCCATATTCTGTCAGACAGGTGTACCGAAACCATGGATGGATTAGCTTCGAGGATTTCCTGGGCTATGGAGATCGAGAACTCACCAACGGTAAAAAGCCCATGGAGTACTGGAAGGCAGCGCATGAAGCCACTGGCGTTCGCAGGAGGATGGGTCCATATCCTTGGCGACACACCTACATCAGCGAAATGCTGAGCTCTGGAGTGCCTCAGAACCTTGTAGCGGAACAGGTTGGAGACCGTCCCTCAACTATCCAAGATTACTATTACAAGTACATTCCAAGGGACAATGATGAGGCGGTAATCAAGGCAGCAAGAAGGGCGATTGAGGTTGAAAAGCCTACCCAAAGCCTACCAAAACGTGATTTTTAGAATTATTTAAACTAACCGAGACTATAAGTCATTGATTAACATGAGGAAATTAGCATCGAATGGCACAGTGCCACGGTTTTCAAGACCGACGCATATGTATGCTGATGTACGCTGATGTATGGAAATCAATGATTTATCGCTCTAAGGATACATCAGCATGCATCACCGTACATTTATCCCTACCAAAAGCCTACCAAAATCAAGTTGGCGGAAGGGGTGGGATTCGAACCCACGGAACGCTATAAACGCTCGCTGGTTTTCAAGACCAGTGCAATCGACCAAACTCTGCCACCCTTCCATGGAGGGTGCATTCTATGAGTAATTATCCAGCTGGTGCAAGCTCTGATCCTAACGCTCCTTTTAACCAGCTCGATCAAGTTGTTTGTAGCGAATGCGATACTCAACTTGATGAAGACTTTTGCTGTCCCAATGAGGATTACCATCACAACATTTACAAATGTAAATTCTGGGTTTTCGAGATCCAAGACTTTGTTAGATGGAGAGAGTTTTGTAACTATGACGGAAGATGAAATCCTTGTGTGCCTGATTAAGGATCGGGCGGGACACAGCCCTCAAAGCATTGCGTCGAGCACTGAGAATACCGTGGCTGAGGTTATCGAATGTTTATCGAAACACAGATTAGTCTACGAGAGCGGAGGACTTATCGTTGAGGATCGGATCAAAAAGAGAAAGATCAGCCTTTCATCCAGAGGATAAATAAAGTCGTCACAATCGCTGCTCCAAAGAGCATGGTGATAATCAAAAGGCTATATGTCACCAGATCTTTGTAGAGTCGCTTCCGCTGCTTCGCTCGTTCAGCGATAGCCTTTAGGGAATTCTCATGATCGCGTTTGTTCTGGGCAATAGTTTCAAAATACGCATCCACAACTTTTGCCGCTTCAGTGTTCATGTTTCCTAAAAGTCGGAGTTCTTCATTGAACCTTTCTATTTTTCGTTTTTCCATCTGAATGCGGAGAATCTCTTGCGGATCGGCGGGAACCAAACTATCACGCCGCTCGAGTTCATACTTGTGAATGCCAGTTGTAACGTCCATTGCTTTTTGCAAAAGACCACCGACGTTTTGTCCCGTCTGTTTTACCTGGTCATGCATGGCATTCAGAGCACTAAGTGCTGTAGTAATTGCCGCTACGGTCTCGAATATCATTACAAACTCCAGCTAGAGTATTAAGTTTTTATCAGTCCTCCTTCCTTGGTGGTGCTACTTATTTTTTATTCATCCATCCCGTCACGCCCATGTGAGCTCCGATCACACCAGCCATACTGATGTAAAAAAGTCCGATTAGATCCGATAGTTGATTGACTCGAGTTTCCGCAACAGCTGGTGAAATAAGGAGTAGCGTGACAACCATGACCCCAACAAGGCATGTCCAAGCCATACTGCGCTGGCTATCACTTTTCTCATCAGCCATCTCGAGATCGAGCTGAGCTTTCTCCAAAGATATTTGAGCAAGTCCTTGGTCAACTTCGCTAGTACTAAGCACGTCGTCGCCGTCCACATCAAACCGTTCATACTTTGATCCCTTTTCTAGTTTCTTGCTCATTTGCCCAATGCTTTCTTGTATCGTTTATTAAATACGTCATAGATCAATTGATTTTCTTCATCGAGCTTTTTCAATGCTTCAGCTCTTCTGGTCCTATCAACATTCTCGAGACCTTCTAGCCTTTTTATTTCTTGTCTGTTCTTTCTTAATCTTCTATCTGCTGCTTTCAGCTGATTGGGTAAAGTGAGGTAGTACTCTCTACTTTTTCTATCAACCAACTTAGTCCTTTGCTCTGCATCACTATTTTCCCAACGATTCATTTCTCTTTTGAATTCAGCTCGATTGTCGTAATACCTGAACTGATCGTTGTATTCACTAGGGTTGAATGCAAATTTCCTGAGTACTGGCAGATCAGATTCCTTTAACTCTCCTTCAGGTATCACGGTCTTCTGAGCTGTATCTACAGCGTCTGTACCGAAACGACCTAATCCTCCTAGCATGAAATCAAACATATGCTGGAGCCTGTCAGGAGACATATCTATCAATCCCTTTGTCTCCATCGATCCGCCAGTAATACTGTTTACTGTTTGAGCAAACCATTTAAAGCTTTCTAAGGTTCCCCTCTTGCCAACACTTGATGCTGGGTCGTCTGTATAGGGTGTGGGTAATACTATTGGCGATCCAAAAAAATTGACGTTCATAGCCTGTTCTGTACCAAACAGCGCGACATCAGGTAATAACCCAGAAAATGCTTGCCAACCCTGCGCGATAACATCGTCTTCACTATTTACAGCATGCAGATCTCTTGGGGAGAAGTGATGTGCAGTAGCCTTGTAAAGGTCTACAGCTCCTTCTGCTGGTGTCTTCACATCCATAAACTGTTCAGCAACGATCCTGCCGAAATTATCGAAATACCCCCATCCATACGCCAGAGGAACACCATACGCTTCATCTGCGAAAGTGATCGCCATCGTGCTGCTTAGTAGATGCGAATTGTAGTCTGCGTATTTAGGCTCCTCGTCATCGTCTTCTCCAGCAAGCATTACGTTTGCAATGGTTCTCATAAACCCAAACGCAACCATGCCCATAGCTACTTTCCTAGCAGCTGTTGCCGTAGCTATAGCCATTCCTGCTTTTCCAGCTGATCCACCAGCCATAATCGCATTCTTTATGTTGACGTTACCCTGAATCGCAGCGTTGAAGAAAAGATAAAGACTATCAATAGCAGACGATGCTTCACCTTTACGGTTGAAATTTACTGTTAAATCCTTGGCGAGAGTCGCCGCATCAAGTCTAGGCGTTCCGGCTTTTCTTGCTTCTATATAGGTAGAGATTCTAATAGCATTCTCTGAGCCCTGATTAGCATGCTCAATCCAATCAAGCATGTTGTCTCTTATTGCCGCAGCTTGCCCAGGTGCTCCAATTCTTATGTTGAATTTATCTGTGCCTATTTGTCGTGGCATTGTTCTCTGGAACGACTGCTGGATCTCTTCCAAAGACTTCGTTGTAGCTAACCCTGTTGGAGCACCGTCCTCTATAAAGTCTTTGATGTACTGGAATATCTCTGCTTGCTTTTCATTCTTAGGCTGCTTGCCTCTCTTGAAATCAAAGTAAGCTTTCCCAGATGGAGCCCAGCCCTTCATCACTTTGCCGATAAGCTTTTGTCCAGAGACTCTCCCTTCTGGTGTTGTTTGTTCGCTAAGCAAAAAGGCTAAACCAGTTTCAACGTCTCGGATCGGGTTGACAAAAAACCATGAGGGATTCCAGTTAATAATTACATTACGCCTGAAATTCTGGAACTGCCTTAACACTCGCAGTCCATACTCGATCCCTTCATTAGCTTGATTAAAGGCAGCAACATTCCCATCTTGCAGCTGCCTGTTTAATCGCTCATCGAAAATCTCAATGAAGTAGGTTTGCCCTCCCCTTTTTACCTGAATGTATTTTGGCATTGCAGGATCGTCTTCCCTCATCTCCCTTTTCATCTGGTCTAGGGTTTTGGGATCTGTTGGATCATACTTACTGTCTGGTCTATTTCTGTTAGTAAAGACTCTCCATGCTTCTGGAGCATCAAACTTTTGAACTAGCTTTAGTAATTTCTGGGAGGCGTAATTTTTCTCCGCTCTAAGAATTTTTTCTTCAGCATCTTTAAATGCAACAAACAAAGGATTATCAGGCAGCGTAACACGACCTTTAGCCTTCATCGATTCACTGCCTTTAATGTTAAAACCTTTTGCTCTTGGGCTTGCTCGATATACCCCTTCTTGGTCTAAGAACCCTTTCAAAGGAACATAGAACTGATAGGTGCTTTCCCAATCTCTTCTGGTTTCTTCATCTAGCAATCCCTTATCAACCATGTTTTGCCGCATCTCATCTAACATAGCGTAGACACGACTAGCGATTGCTTCGTACTGCTCTTTATTCCCAGCCTTCTCAGCGTTCTCGAGGACCAGTGCAGCTTCTGCATCAGTCATACCGGAACCTGTTTCTTGATGCCTGAACGGCGCGTTTTGCAAGGTCTCTATTTTTTCGGCGATTGATGGAGATCCTTCGGGCTGCGTGTCAGATACACTCTCCTCTAGCTGCCTTTCTAATGTAACTATTTTCGCAGCTCGTCGTTCCTGTTCTTTCCTGAGTGTTTCAGCGTTTCTTTCTGCGGCATGCTTGGCAAGTAAATACATACCTATTTGGTCAGTAGATAGATCAAACTTATTAGCTAGATCAGCTATCGCTGCTATATGTTTTTCTTCAAACCTTTCTAGCTGCTCACTGACCCTGCTATGCATAAGGTTTTCAGAATCTCTAAAGGACATGCTGGCTGGCAATCTAGGAACGCCTAGTGCTTTTGCCATAGCCTTTTCTACGGTTTGCCACCGCTCGTATCGATCTACAACATTTTCAGTGAACTTTTCATTAATACGATCTGCTAAGTGTGCTTCAGATCGGACCTCATCATCGACGTTGAATGCTGAACCGGGAGCTGCTCCTGACTCTAATGTAATGGTAGTTCTTCTGCTCTTTCTAGGCTTTGGTGCGTCTTCATCATCGATCTCGATCTGTAACGGTTCTTCTCGACCTACAACAGATATGCCTAACCTTTGAGCTTTTTCTGCCGTAGTTTCCAGATCAAAAGCAATATTAATCTCTTTGCTCAGCTCCTCGTTTGACAATGAAGATAACCTGAACTCTTCAGCCTTCTGGTCTTGGTATTGCAGAAGACCAGGGAATTTTCTATTAGAAATGCCGTATGCTACAAATTCTCTTATCAGCTGATCTGAGGTTTTTCCTTCTCTGATAACCTTTCCAGCGTCATCGATAACAGGAGGTATTGGCTCAAAGAGCTCATTGCTTCTTGGATCTCCAGACTTATCTAATTTTTTGTAGGTATCCGGCAAAGACATGTTCTCTAGCAAAGACTTTAAAGAAACCCCATCGCCGAGCAGGACAGCTGCTTGATCAGTAACATTGCTATCATGACGTTGCATTTCTTCTCTAGAATCAAACCCTCTTTCTTTAGCTCTTCTTTCTGCCCAAGCATCTATGATCTGTTTTATAGCTTGAGTCTGATCTCCTCCTTGAGAAAAAGCTCTAGCAAGATCTTTAGCGATATCATCACTAGGCAGGTATTTGATTTCTGCCCCAGAGGTCGTATCACCAAAGTTAGCATTGATGTATTTGCCCAGTGCGCTTTTTGTGGACTGAGACACTTCATAGTTATCTAGCCCTTCATCGAAGACAGTGTTTAGAAGATCGTCAACATTATCAAAGCCTAACCAATCATCCCTTTGCAGGGCTCTCATTAGGTCTCTTGATTCTTTAGTAAATACTAAAAGGTCTTGGGCTGTTAATTCGTTGAGAGGGATGCCGTCTACGCCATCGATCAAGCCTAAGTCTTCTATCTCTCTGGCAAGCTGATTTCTTGAGTATTCGTTAGCTGTTACTTGCTGGTAAGCAGGAGGCTCATCACCAAATTCTATTTGCCTCGGTTCTTGAACCTCTGGGCTATCAATTTGATCTTGGTCTCGCTCAGCTGCGCGAGTTGTCCGTTGAACTCTTCCTGTTCTAGGTTGCTGTGCAGATCCGACTGATCCAGATACTCCCTGTCCTGATTCCTCACCCTCGATGATTTTTCTGAATTCTGTTTCATAATCTGTTGGCTCCGATCTCGCGTTACCTACGCCGTGTAGCTTGTAAAGCTGCTTTTCTGGATACCAGATTATAGCTTGTAACGCACCCATGTTGATAGGATTGTTAGAATTAAAATCATTTACTTTTTCTAAAGCTCTTTCCATGAGTCGGCGGATATACTCTCGTTCAGAGCCATTTTGAGGAGCTTGTTTTTCATCTTGCGATTTAACAAACGTATTCGAGGCAAGGTTCAATGTATTCTTTAGTTTGAATCCGCCTTTTGCATACTCACGCTGGACTTTTCTCGCGTAATCTTCGAGATATTCATCATCTTTCCTAAGCTGAACCCTGCCAATTCCATCCTTCTTTAGCTTTTTTCGGTACTCATCCCTAAGAGCTGTCTCTCTAAACTTATTTAACTGATATGGCTTTGTTCGATCAGCCTCTTTCATAAGCGATCCGGTTAGTCGCCCATACGTTCTCATGAACCATCGATCCATAGTTAAAGGATCATAGTTACCATTTAGGTTTTGATAGAAGCCCCCGCCTATTTTCGGTCCCAAAATAGCTGAGCCTTTGAGAACCGTCCCTTGCAATTCGCCAGATACTGTTAGGTCAAAGTTGTTTTTTAAGTCACGAACAGTGATGTCTTCGTCCATAAACTTTCTGACACTGTCGATACCATCGGCTTCTATTAAGGCATTTAACAGCGCGAATGATTTCCTCATCGATGGACCTTCTTTCCCAGATCCAAATATAGTGAACTCATTGTTTTGCCTGTACTCTTCATACAGCCTAAAAGCATTGACCGAGTTTTCTGCGACAGTCGCACCGTTACTTGTAACCGCCATAATCGCTGTGAAAGCAAACTTAGGATTGGGGTCATTAGATCCTGCCGCGAGCTCTGGAAACTTTTGCGCTGCAAGTTCTAGCGCAGCTGCTACCTTCTGTTGATACCACTCTCCAGCATTGCCGTCTTGATCTAATGCCTGAAGTGCCTCATGAGTAATTAGATCCGATACGATCTCTACATTCTCATCAGTTCTCTCTGACAGATCTCTATCTGGATAAGCCTCTGCTGCTTTATTGTCGAATTCCCTAGCAACCTTAATGACAGTTGGTTGACCCTCAACGGGTCTGGGAGGCTCTCCTCCATAGAGAGTGGGAGTTGCGGTTAATTGTTGAGACTCTGAGGGAAGATCCTCAAAGCGTATATCTAGCTGCGTCTGTTCCTGTACAGGAGGTCTAGCGTCGAGCCTGTCTTGGTCTTGAACCTGTCCCGCCACTCCGGTATCGGAGACCCTTTGTCCAACGCCTCCCTCGCCAGTGAGTCCAGTTCCTCCTGGGTCAGGTATTTCTCCGCCTCTATCGACGGCTCGTGACCGAATGTCAGCTTGTACTCCTGAAGCGTCGGGCTCAGCTCCTCTATTAATAATTTCGTCTTCATTTCTTCGTATCTCTAGTCCGGTTAGAAAAGGCTGCTTGAAGATATGTTCCATCAAGCGGTACGCTTTCGGAGCCTTCCTTTCAAGTATAGCGGGAAAATCTACATGAAGCGCACCTAATTGAGCGAACACTTCCTGCTGCAAAAATGTATGTAAATCACGTTCTGCTGCTAGTGATTCTTCGTAAAAAGTCTGATTGCCCCCGGTTTGCGGATTATCAAGACTAACTCTTTGCCTAGCTTCTCTGACTAATCGCCCGTACTGCTTGAACGGATAGGTAAACTGCAACCCAACTTCATCTCCCGATACATACAGGTCATACAGTTCTTGAATTATAGGTCCAAAGGTAACTTGAGGATCGGCTATATCGGCTTCGTTATTGGGATCAAACTTACCGTCAACCTCAAATGATTTTAGGAAAAAGGTGTAGTTCTTTTGATAATCAGCATGATGCATAAACTCATGCGCTAACACATGAATTAACTGCCTCGTAAGCTTGCCGTTTTGAAAGTCTGCAATCGCGTCATCAAACAACTTTGAGTTGACTACAACGGACTTTTCACTGGGATGGTATTGACCTCCTTTGGTTAAATTATCTCTTACATAAATACCGCCGGAACTTTCTAGAAACTCACTAGGCATTCCTCGTTCTGCGAGCTCTAATATAGCGTGTGCAATTTCTGCAACACCATCTTTCTGGTCCAGATCAGAACCATCGTATCCCATGTATTCTGTTACAGACGGGAGCTTTGTAATTCTGTCATCGTCTCTTGGCTGTCTTCCAATGCCTTGTAGCATCTTCATTAGCTTAGAAGCTGATCCAAACCCTCGCTCCATTCTGGTCTTGCCGCCACCAGCTTTGATGGATACCGTAGATCCTGTTCTATCGTTGATCCTGTTTATTCTTTGAGCAACCGTAAGATTTTCATCTTTACCAAGCGGACCTTGGGTTTCATTGTAGAAAGAAGCTGTTGGGTTTTCAGGGTCTCGAAGAGTGGTAGGAGCTGGTCGATCATCACCGAGCTCCATAAGAAGCGGTGCTGTATACCCTGCTTCGTTTTTAGTCAGGTTTTTAACGGTCTCTTCGCGAGAATAGCCAATAAACGAGTCTGTCTCAGCATCAACCCAGAGCTCTTGATCGCCGTCTCTAACTAGTTCTACGGTATAAGTGTTACCGTTGTCGAACGAAATTAAGAACTGAGCTTCATTTTCTGGGTTTCTAGATACTTTAGGAGTGCCTACTGCATCAATGGCAAAAGCCTGTTTCTGATCGTCCGCCATCTTGAGCGCAGCAATAGCGTCTTCTCTAGTGTCACCGAGGTCTTGATTAATCTCTACGTTGTCTCTGGGAGCGGCATTAAACCATCCGCCCCCTGCATCAGCCATATACTGACCAATAAGGTAATCATTACCAGTATCAGGGAAGACAACTTTGGTTCTGTTAAAGCCAGCTCCTGCTTCAGGAGTTACTATCGGATCGCTGGGATCTACTTGTTTGGTGAATAGATTTTTTACCCGCTGAAAAAAAGAAGGCGCGGGACCATCAATTTGTTCTTTAATTCCAAGAACCCTTTCTCGAAGAATCGCAATGTTTTCGTCAAGGGTACGAGACTCAGGCTGAACTAGCTCTCCGGGATCTTCCGAGCCCTCTCGTCCATCATCCTCCTGAATAGTGCCTTCGCGTAACGACGCGAGTTCTCGCTCATCTGTTTCGGTTTGTCCGAGATCAGGAATTGCAGCTGTCGTTTCTGCTTCTCGGTCAGTTCCATCACTTTCTTTTCCATCAGATTTCCCAAATATTTCGTCGAGTTCAGCTTCTTTTTCTTCTTCGGTTTTGTTTTTCCATTCTTCAGCTTTAAGTGCATCAGCTTCAGAAACCGCTCTTACAGAATCGCTGTACTCCTCTTCTGTAAGACTAAACTCTGGATCAGCTCCAGACAACTCGTTCGCAATTGAATCTTGATATCGTTGATCTTCATCAATCATATCTTGAATAGATCCCAGCATCGATTCAATGTGTCTTGTCTCAGCTGCGGTTAACTTTTCGCCAGAGATTGCTTTTTTAACAGCCTTTCGAGTCGCAACGCCTTCAGTATTCTTCTTTAATGGCGCGGATTTTTGAGCATCTCTCCACCATTCTGATCGAGCAACCCAAGGAGTACGCCCCTTAGACTCCCCTTCGGGATCAACGATGCCTTTCCCGCCCATTGTTTCCCAGCCAGCACCATCCCTAGCCATGTCGCTTAATATTTCTGCGTTGTCTTGAACCTGTTGAGCTAAACTGGGCTCTTCCTCAACAGCTGGCTCAGGTTCCGGCTCTTGAACTACTTGCGGATCAATAACCTGTTCTTCGTCAGTAACTGGGGGCAAATCAATGAGCCCTTCATCTGCATCTGGGGGTGGGAAAAGCTCCATAGCTCCTTCGTCCGTGATGCTGTATATAGAACCTTCTGCATCTAGATCTGCGCTAATAAGCTCCTGCTCTTCTAATGTATCTAAGAGCTCCTGAGCTTCTACAGGGGCTATGTCCATAGCGTTTGCCACATCATCTACCGATACATCACCTTGATTGACCACATCTAATGCAGCGTTTAGGCGTTGTTCTAAAACAGATTGAGTTGGCTCTGCTGTTTCTTGAGTTTCAGTGACAGGCGTTCTTGTTTCTTCTTCTCTTGGATCTGTTGTCGGCAGAGCTGGCTCGGTTTCAACTTGGTTTTCTACGCTGTCGTAGGCATCCATTGCTTCTTTTCTCAGTTGAGCCAACACCTGTTGCCGCAGCTGCTCTCTTTCTGGATCGAACTTCTGATCTGGTCCTGCTACTGCACCAATAGTTCCGCCTATGGCACTACCACCAATAACACCAGCAACAGCTGCGTGAAGGTAGGAAGACATTGCATCTTCATTAGACAAATAATCGATGAATCTAGCTTGCTGTTCTTCAGGCAAGTTTTCCTTTGCCCAAAGTACAGAGGTTCTGGATAACCATTCCTGGGTTGCTTCTGTTATTCCTTCTCTGGCTGCACCTATTCCAAGTTCTTTTACTGCCGATCCGGTACGAGTTCTGGGGTTAGAAACCGACTCGTACATTTTCCTAATACGACCACGGTCCTTTATTGCTGCTTCAGACAAATAGTCTTTCAAACTATCCATGCTTTCATCAGGAAACATTTTTTTGAATGCTCTAAATGGAGCACCAATAGTGTCTAATGCTCCCATAGCAATACCTAGTGCCATAGCAGCACCAGGATCTTCTAGACCAGTTTCTTCGTATATTCTCGCAAAGTTTTCACCAGTACCCATGGTTGCGCTAGTTAAACCACCACCAGCTACAGCTCCTCCCTGACCCAAGAGCTTGCTTTTTGCAACGCCTGAAGCTGATTTACCGTAACGCTCCAAAACCATATCTCTGTATTCATCTCTCGCGAGACGCTGCGCTTGGGTGTTAGCTAGATCTTGGGCGGCATCTTGGAACTTATCTTCAATTCTTTGCTCAACTTTGTTAGCAAGCATTTTTTTAGCTGCTAGTTTTGCTGCCGCACCAGTTACACCACCTCCGGCAATTGTCGTAACAATTGAAGGCAAGACGTTTCCAAGGGTATAAGCAGTGAAATCAGCAAAATCACCAACACCTTCCCAATCATCCTCCCAGCTGACAGCTGGAGCATTCTCAGCTGCTTCATTCATCTGTTCTTGGTAATAATCTAGACCCTCAGCAACCCACTCATCATTGCCAAATAAAGAACCTAACGCTGCTTTGGCTCCACCACCAATGAGACCCTGAGTCTGATCGATACCAGCACCAAATCCCTTAGCGAATTCTTCCGCTATGTATGTCTCATCGTCCTCTGGTGCGGGCTTTTGTCTTCTCTCTAACTCCTTATTCCTTTTATCTATCTCTCTAATAAAAGGATCGTCAGTTAGATAATCACGCTCATCTAAAAACTTATTGGGTTTTCGAGACTGTATTGGCATGCTTTAAGCTCTATGGGGTCTGCTTGAGAAGTGCAGCGTCGTCTAAATACTTAATGAGCAGTGCATACGTTTCTTCTCTTTCTTTCTTGTCTGCTCCTTCAAGAACACCGTTTTCAAAAAACCCATCAATTTTTGCCAGCTGATTTAGAGTCGGCTCTTTATTCAAAAGAGATTGAACAGTGCCCCCTCCGCCAGGAGATTGAGGTCCACGCATCCTGTTTGATTGTCCTCTGCTGATATTGTTTCCTGTTCCAATCGAGTAACTAGGAACTTGTTCTCTAAGAGTTTCGGTAAGAGTTTGAGCTCTATCTACATAACCAATACTAGAAGGTCCGTATAAAAGTTTTTTCCTGACTTCATTTTCTATAAAACGCTGTTCGCCAATTAGCTGACCGACAGTCATTCCTTTAAAGTCAAGATCAAAATCTTCCCCTAGAGCTGTTGCATCCGCATCGCTTTCTCGACCATCTTGTAAGATAGTCAAAATCTCATTTACCTCATTCCTGACTGCCGTCTCGTAATTTTGAGGAGTGCCGAACTGGTCTATTTTCATCTGTGTTTCTGCTTTTTCTTTCAGCACAGGATCGGATTTAACGTACTCGACCATGGTTCGTCTGCCAGCAATAGCTTTGATTCCATCTTCAGCCAATATGTCTAACGGTGCTGTTTGTGTCCCGTCCCTTCCAGCTGTTAGTGTCGGGAAATACATGTAGGTTTTGCCGTCAGGCATGCGTACTTCATTAGCAAGAGTCACGTTGAGAGCTACCGCTCCAGTGCCAGCTTGCCTCACGCCATTTACAATTTCACTGCCAACGATCTTTTGCTGTATATCGATGACATTGCTGTTGATGATTGTCCCTCCAACGAGGTGTGCAGGAGCGTTGGGGAAATCTTTGGATTTTCTTTCGTGCTTCGACAAATTAGGTTTGTTTGCCAAAGCAGGATCTAGCTTTATAACGCTTCCTATATACTTAGCCCTGTCAGTTCCAATGGTGTCACCTATTCCAGCGAGAGCCTCTGGGGATAGGCGATCCTTAATCTCCTTACCAGAGGCAAGATTTTGAAGTGTTTCGTTGATACCCATTAGGTATCTTTCGCTATCTGGATTTAATATAGATCTAATATTTAAATTAGCGTTTGGGTTAAATAGATCATCTTTTTCTCTCTCAATAATTTCTTCTATTTGGGCTGCGCTAACATTAGAGCCGTCTTGACTAAGCCTTATTATGTTGCTCATTGTCACCGCATTTGCGCTCTCTAGCCTTTCTCTTTCAAGTCTGGCTGCTTCTTTTTGCCGGACCCTCAGCGTTTCTTTAGTTTCTAGTAATTGGTTTTCTCTTAGGTCAAGAGTGGCTTTCTCAACGGCAGTCATCTTTAAAGAACCGTCAGGGTTGTATTTGTTTTTTTCGTTCTGAGCTTTTAATTGTGCGGTTTTAGCTCGGATTGACTCTGTATCAGCTTGGACTGCCGCTGTATCAGCCTTTGTCTTTAGTAACGCTTCTTGACGTTCCGCAGCTTCTCTTTCATTTTTACGTTGCTCTGCTCTGTCCGCGATTAACCCTTCTCGGTAAGCGCGATCCATGTCCAGCTCTTCTCTTCTGAGAGCTGCCTCTTCCTGCGACTTGTAAAAATCACTTACAAGACCAAACCCTTGGGCAAAACCAGAGCCAAAACCGCCCATTCCTGATCCCGCATAACGTCTGCTTCTAGTAGCCATTTGGTGTCACCTAATCGAATAATTCGCTAATGAGATATGCAACGCCCAGCCCAATTGCGATTGGGGCAGCAATTGCTCCGAGTGTCCCGAGAAAACCTGAAGATCCAGCGGCTCCTGCTCCTCCGGCAGCTCCTCCAGCTCCAGCCCCAGCCCCTGCACCTGCTCCTCCAACACTCGCTGTTGTAGTGCCAAGAGTGTTTGGAGCCAAATTAGCAGCTCCCTCCAAGCCCTTGAGAACACTTATACCGCCTTCAGGAGACGTAGCTGCTAAAGTTTGAAGTGTTGCAGTACCACCGCCGCCAGCTCCAGCTGCACCAGCTGCGCTTTTGAGCCCGTACATAGCACCGATGCCACCACCAGTGCCTATCGTGTTCATTTTCTGAGCGAACTTTGCACTTTCTAATTGAGATCTAGCAGTGTTTTCTCGACTCTCAATATCGGCAGCGGCTCCGAAGCCTTGGACACCCTGTCTTCGCAAAACTCCACCAGCTTGAATTAGACTCATTAGTTACTCCTTGCTTTTGTTGCGAGGGTGTTCAATCCGCCGGATAACAGAGCCATTCGTCGGTCTTGGTCTCGCATCCGTGTATCGTTTAACCCACCGACCATTGCTCCGATCATGGCGTTTTGAGAATTGAAACCTTCCTCTCGTTCTACGCCATATCGCTCGAGCCCTCTTGCTCTTTGTCCTGCAATGTTTTGACCGGAGCCGATAAAGGCTTCTCGAGTTCTAGCCAGATCACCCTCGAGAGCTGTCGTCCCCGTAGCAGTCACTGTGCTGGCGAGGTAATCCTCTACAGGCGCGAAGCGTTGTCTGTAATCTTGGGTCTGAGCTCGGATGATGTCGGCATACAACTTATCACCAGGATTATCTCTTGGATCTAACCCGGCATAAGCGTAGGGGTTTATGTTTGCGTATGGATCGTTCCTGTCATACGGGGCTGGCATGTTGTAACCATAAAAGTCAGAAACGGCTCTACCCGCTTCAGGGCTGAGTCCCATCAGGAAATTATCAAACTCAGACATTGCGCTCTCCTGATCTACGCCTGTTGTTCATTGCGATTCCTGTTCCATACCCCGCTATGCCTCCGATAGTTTGCTGTAGAGCAGAATCTCTACCGAAATCCGAATAGGCTTGATCCAAAATTCTTTCAGACTCTGAGCCAGCAACATCTGTTAAGCCTCGCATTACTTCATTTGAAAGACCCTGCCCCATCGCTACTGAACCCATAAGCATCTGAGCTTGTCGATCTGATACTGTCGATCCGGCGTTCGCCATTGCTCCACCACGGCTTCTCGCATAGGCGTTATAGAGAGCTCCTTGGTTACCTTGGAAGCCTCCGCTAGATGGATCGTAGCCCCGACTTATAAGACCTCGTTGGCTATCAGCAATCCCACGTTCGTATGCCTCTCCAGCTTGAGAAGCCCCTCTGCCCATGGCTCTAGCGTAGTTAGCATCGCTCCCATAGTTCATCGCGTCATCGATGTACATGTTTTCCAAAGGCACAAAAGTTGAGCTATATCGTCTGAGCTGAATTGCAGCTTGTTCTGATAACGCTTGGCGACTTTCCTGTTCGTCTATTCCTCCACCGCCTCCACACATATCAAATTCCTTTTTTTAAAATTGAACCGCTTTTTTTAAAACCACGCCGAATGCAGAGCTTTTCGTAGCCATCCCCGGCAATCCCAGACGTAATTCCGATACAAACTTCATGAGCATTTTTCTCCTTTGCCCAATCATAAAATTCGTCAAGCATTTGAACGGTAGGTTTTAGGATTCCTTTCCGCTCTTCTGGCTTGAAGACCATGACTAAGTCCTGAGCAATCTTTTTCTCTGAAAAGAAATACTCGGTTACAAAGCCTAGAAAGAATCCAATGATTTGATCGTCTTTCGAGACAACACGCGCAAAGTGATTGGAATCAGGATGAGTCGATGCGGCTAGAATTGTTAGAGTCTTTTGGTCAGACCACCCACAACCAGCATAAAAACTGTTTTCCTGAAACCATCGACCTAGAGCGTTAACTTGTTCGTAATCCTCCAAAGAGAATTGACGGACTCTCACAGTCGTTTTCCTGTTTAGGCTTCCTTGCGGATGTTTGAGTTCGAGATTTTCCTGTTAAAAAGGATGAGGTTTCATCCCTAAATCTCTTTCGCGGATCTCTGTAATCTTACAAAAAAACGCTTGATTTTTCATACTTTTTTACGACGGCGGATCTGGAAAAACCACCTCGCTTATATCTTTAATGTTCGGGTTGTTTTGCGGCAAATCTCGTAATGCTTGACGATATATAGCCCATTCATTCTTTTCTTGATCTGTTAGCGAAGCATCATTTAATTGCGTGAAATCTGTTCCTAAAAGCATGCTCGATCTTTCTTGCCGCAGCTCATTTAAAGCTGTCTTATTTAGCTCATCATCAGTCGGGGTATAATCAACCAAAACGCCGTCTTTAACTTTTTTATTGGGCTCGAATTTAGCCTCCAACACTGACTGACCGCTAGATGCTTGTAGACCAAGATCGTTATCACCACATTCGCCATATTTTATTATTTTTCCATCTGAGTCATAGACAACGTAATCTTTCATTTCTTTGTCTCAATCGCAAAAATCTGAGTCTTGTCGGCATACCAAGTTATGCTGTCATTGCTCGCTGTTTCTTTGGCAAATATTGATACGGTTTGACTCCCAGCTGAAGGAGTAACATTCAAAAAAAACGCAAAATTTTTGCCTTGGAAATTTGAATTATTCAAGCTTATTGTTCTAAGCACTGTAGAACCAATCCTGCATTCGGCAGTTCCTCCATAATTGCCAGCATTACCAGTTCCTGTTTGATGGAAATTGAAAAACAAAACCGTTGGTGCTCCTGTAGAAGTCCAAGTAATAGAAAGAATTTCTACATAACTTGTTCCAAGACCTACTACATTGCTTGCCAACGCTGCATGAGTTGGTATCGTCACCGCATTATTCGCGATCTGTAACGTATCAACTCCTAAGTTTTTTATCTTGATGGTCCCGCCGTCAGAGTGGATTGTATTTCCATCTAGATTTATCAGGCTGGTATTTAGTGTTCCTGACGTTAGGACATTTGCATTTAGTTCGTTGACCTGAAGAGTTGCAACGCCGTTAATCACGGCAGACGTTAACGTAGCTCCATCGATGTTTAGCAAGCTAGTGTTTACTTTTCCAGCATTCAGTTTGTCAGCCGATAAACTAGCTACTTTGGCATTGTCTATTGCCGCATCAGCGATCTTCGCGTTAACAATAGATCCGTTTTTTACAAACGCATCGACCATATAAACGCCAGCCGGAACTGAAACTCCATTTAGAGTTGTCGCACTTTGATAAACAAACGGGACCGTGTCTGATGAGGGACTTGTAGTCCCTAGTCCGTTCGCGGTGCTTGAGGGGTCAATGATTGCGAACCGATCCGCACGAACAATAAACGCACTGGTCGGTCCAGATGTTGTTGTCGTGCTGGCTAAGCCAAATCCGCTAACATGTCCGTTGTTATCAATCTTTACAGTATATTGAGCTTCTACTCCATCTATTGAAGTTGCGTTAGCTGCAATCGATGTCGTGTGTCCGCCCACCGTTGTATTTAAGGTCGTAATGTCAGATGCCAAGGCTGAGTCGCCGCTTACTCTTGCGGTGCTCTCAGCTGAAAGTTGCGCTGAGGTCGCTGCTCCGTTTGCAGTGGTCTCGACAGCTCCAACCCGAGTTAGTAAAGAATCGCCAGAATAGCCACTGGAGTAACCGGTAAAGGTTTCGATGCCAGGAATTTTCGCAATTGGCTCTGAAAGGGACGATGCCAGCTGGCTCGATGTGATAGCTGTCGTTAATGAAGACAGAAGAAAAGTAACGTCAGGAGAGGTAACACCCTGCACTCCTGTAGAACTGTTGAATGGACCCAGAACATCGTTTTGGTTTACGGCTCGAACCCAATAGTAAAAGGTCTGACCTGAACCAACTTCGTCAGCGTAAACGCCTGTGAATCCACTGACCTGAGCAATCATAGTGGCATTAGCTATCGAATCACTAGTATGCCGAAAAACCTGAACGGCACTATGACCTCCGTAGAGTTTCAGATTCCATGTCAGAATTATGTTTCGGAACGCACCACTAGCCGTAAGGTTTGTTGGTGCAGGAGGGATATCTAGGTTAGGTATATCGTCCTCTGTAGCGATTGAAGACGCTCTACCATCAAAATTCGTTATACCCCTAGCTAACTTTACGATCCCAGCGTCTAGCAAATCTCGGAAGGTGACTGCCCGATCCAGCTTGTCCCCTCGATGTCCTACCAGTACATCTAGATTTTCTTTGACAGACTCAGCAAACCTACGATCTTGATTTGCCCATCCAGTGGGTATGCTTAGGTTAGATCGCTTAGCCATTCACCTCTTCCGCGCTTTCATAAACGCACACATCATTTACCGCGACAGATCCAGCAATCTCTATTTCGAATTCATTTGCTTTATACCCAGAGGGAAGCCTGAACAGATTTCCATTCGCAACCGTTTGGGTGTGTTTTAAACTTCCGTCCGCATAAATTTTTAATGTGGGGTTTGGTGAATAACTATCACAGTTTACTTTTGCAACCCCAGGATTAATGGGTCGCTGGGTATAAAACTTCTTGCTGCGCCAAGTGTAGCTAAGAACATTGCTTGCGTGAGACGCGAACTTCACAACCGATCCCCCAACCACGAGATATAGCTCGTCATTCTCAAGATCGTTGAAACCAGCTGTCGCATGGAAATCTAGTTTTATATAGGAATCCTTCCCTCCTCGAGGATCAAATATAAAGCCCTTCGACTCAGTCCCGTCATTATAAAAACCGAGGTAATGCCCTTCGTACTGGAACCCAACAATTGTCGATGGCACCAATGCTTGCCATTGATCCCTCGTTAAGATTGGCTCGGTAACTAGCCTTAATCCGCTATCTGTAGCCATCACCAAGCCATCTGGGCTTGCGTACATAACGAAGTCGCCCATATCCACTACTGATCTCTTCGAGACACACGAGTGCGTGGAATCAACCTCTGTCATACTCATTGACGCTGGATCGAGTCCTTGGATGATCGCTGGTTTTTCTTTGGTCAAGACCAAAACACCTGAAGTCAAAGGGGCTAAAGCGACGATGTCACTCTTCATTGTCAATCGATACGAAACAGGAAATGCATGCGGCTGGAAAGGCTCTGAGAACGCCACAGTTCGCCCTGAGAAGCCCGCTAAAATTCCGTTAGGGAGAGATACGAGACCTAACAAAGGTCCGTCAGGATGGTCAGCTGAGGTGTTGTCGGGGGGTGCTGAGAATGTTCCTGTTATGATCTCCTCGCTAAGATTCGCCTCAGCAACACTATCTGTGTAGGTGTCTGTGTTTATCGAAATATCAGCAACAAATCTAAACGCGCCATCTGAATCGGTTCGATAAAGCCGCTTTTTGAGAAGATTAAAGTTCCCTGTTGGATTGGCGGGGAAATTGACGAGTACTGTTTGATCGGAGTACACATCGACTATTTGACTAGTCAGCGCAGTGCTTGGTTCACCCTCTTCGCCATATGCCGATACATATGTGAATATATAGGATCTGGACTGAGGCACTTCGGTTCCGGTGACAGAGCTCGTGCCTTGTACAGTAACGCTGTCAAATGCAGCTGGTTTGGGGATACCGAGTGTGTAGTAAGTTCCATTACCGACTATCGAGGCAAGAGTCATTCTGGGATAGCCTGTCGATCCTCCGATGCCTGTGACATAGATTCGTTCATGCGTGTCTTCTGCGATTGGCGACCTTACAATGTCAAGTTCTTCGTTGCTGCCGATCCAAATGCTCGAGCTAAATCTAAACAATGTTTTCGTTGCCGCTGATATCGAGTAGGAAGCAACAGGAGTAATTGACGCAGACGCATTAGCTTTCCACGGCTCCAGCCGTCCACTATCTAGCCGAGTGTTAGTAGCGACTGTAGCCATGTCCTCTGGCAACAACCTGGCAAAAACTTTAGGAGCTTTTCCTCCAAATGTTTGAAGCCTAAATCCGGTCATTTTTCTCTGCTCACTCCTTTCGTTTTTTCATAAGATCGCATCGCACCGAGCCCTAATAATCCTGTCATCACGGGCATTAACAAACTTGGATCGACCTCTGGAACCTTAAACCAGATCGCCAAAACTTGAGCAATCAGGACGTTATAAAGAAGTCCTACGCCACATATCCAACCGATAAATGGTCTCCATCCAGCAACGAATAAAGACTTATGAGCCGCTTCGACCTTGTTGATCTCGAGCTGACCTTTTAAAGCCTCTTGTGCATGACGCTCAGACATCGTTGCGATCTCATGAGCAAGAGCAGATTTCTGATCTTTGTCTTCTATAAACTTGTCGAGAAGACCTGTGACAGGTCCGATGAGCTGTCCTAAGAGAGCCATTTACGCAGCATCCTCTAATGCTTTGACTTTTGCTTCCAAAGTTTCTATCACTGTTTGTTGTTCCTTCATTCCTTCAATCAAAACCGGAATTAGCTTTTTGTAATTTACAGTTAGATAATTCTCTCCGG